ATCAAGAAGGGCCAGCAAGGACTCCCGCCGGCAGAAGTATTGGCGATGTTCCAGTCCTACTTAATGCAAGCGGTTGAAAGTAAGACATACATGAGGGGGATGGATGATCTTGGCAACCTCCTCAACGGACAGAACAACGTTGGGACATGGACAGCAGGACAACTTGGTACAGTACTTGTTCCCAATCTTATTCGCCAACCCCTCAGAGAGATGGATCCTTACGTGCGGGACACCAAGACCGGAAAAGACACCCTAAAGGGGATGGCCTACTCCGTTCTCCCTGCTCCAATGCTTGCGCCTCCACCGCTAAGGACTCCTGAGGGAGTCGAGATTAAGAAGCGTGGAAACGCACTTATCAGGGCAATCAGTCCAATTACTTTCGAGGATGCGCCTGAGCCTTCAAAACTTGACCAGTTCATGATGAAGTACAACCGCAATAATCCTTCCGACCCGTTCTATGTATCTAGGCCAACGGCATCGTACAAGACACTGACAGGCAACGACAAGAAGATGACTCCTGAGCAGTACAGCAGATTCACCAAGTCTGCCGGTGAAAAGGCGAAGATGGCCGTAGCCCCATTGTTAGCCATGGGACAAACCCCTGAGGCAAAGGACAAAATCTCTAGCGCAATCCAGAAAGCTAGAACCGACGCAAGAAAAGAGCAGTTCGGGATCCCGTTAAAAGATTTATTAAAGGAATAGCTTGTCGGCGAAACAACAACAAGGTATAGGAGTAGATCTTTATGGCAGAACAAATCGAACAATTCTTAGATAAAACGGACGAATCAATTAAAGTCGCTGGGGCAGATCCGGCGTCACCACTATCCGGTCAGGCTCAAAAAGTGCCTTTCCCAACGGCTTATTCGTTGTCGGCAGAGCAGGAAGATCGGCTCGTAAATCATATTCTAAACCGACTTACTTCTCTTGAGCAGGAGAGTGGTCGAAACATCGTTCGAGGAACCGGATGGTATCGCACAAGTGAGGTAGCGAGGGGATCTGCCTCTTTTATGGGGCGCAGGGAGCTATTCGAACTCATGTATCACAATCAGGTTGATTGGCGTCCGGCTTCGCTAGGCGGGATTTTTGAGGACAGCAATTTGACTGTACCGATTACCCGCCGGATCGCCCGTCAGATGGTTGCTAGGGCAAACAACTACTTCTTCAGCACGGATCCGTGGTTCTCGGCCTACCCGCAGGGAGCAAGCGACGCAGAAAAGGCGCATGGCGTTGAGCAGTATGTTCGTTGGAAACTAGACAAATCCGACACGGCAACAAAACTTCAGATGGCCGTAGAATTAGCCTTCATGCGGGGTGAATGTATTGTAAAGACCACTCACGCATCTAAGGAACAGATTTACAGGAGTTTGGCTAAGGTATTGGTAGATCCAACCGGTAAAGATATTCTAGCTCAGGACGGTGATTACATCCTTGAGACTGACGCTTTTGATACAAAGATAATTTCAGATGAAGCCGGCAATCCGGTGGGCATGCAGACTGTATTACGCAGAGACGGCGTTACAGAAATGCCGGCAACACCGATCTATGAGGAAAAGATTATTACCCGTAAGGCTACTATTATGCGTGGGCCTGATGTCGGACTTGTTTATTTTAAGGACTTTATCTGTCCTTTGAATGCCCCATCAGTAGATGAAGCAGATATTGTAGCCCACTTTTATGATGTTCCGGTAGCAACGCTATCGGATCTATACCAACGCAAAAACCTATTGGACATGTCCACAGAGCAAAGCGTACTAGCAACAAAGAGTGCTATTGAGCTAATCAGGTCGCTTGCCGGTGAATCCGGAACACCTAAAGCCGGTATAAGTCAGGCTAAAACCGAGCGTGGGGAGACAACCCAAGCCCCGAACACTGAGAATCCTCTGGTTGAGGTTGCTGAAGTTTATATGACTTACGACGCAGACGGAGACGGGATCCTTGAGGAAATCATGGTTCTAGTTGATGTTAAGAATCGTCGAGCCTTGTTCTATGACTATACCGCAAACCTTACCCCAGATGGTAGGCGTCCATTTACAATCATTCGGTGTAATCCGGTGGACGGTCGTTGGTATGGGATCGGGTCAGTTGAAATGTTTGAGCCTAGCCAAAACTTTGTCGATTTGACGATTAACCGGATCTCTTTCGCACAGGGAGGATCCGGACGTGTTACGTTCTGGCAACCGGACGCAACTTTGGAGGGTAGGTCTAATCCTCACCTTGTTCTCAATAACGGTGGTACGTACACACTGGCACACGGCAAAACTCCTAAGGATGCTCTTGAATACGTGGCCCTTCCTGAAGTTAAGAGCGAATACCTATTTAAGATGGTTGAGTTCTTCCTTCAGGTTGTCCAACTCGAATCAGGGGTAGTGAATGCCGGAGATCAGCAGTTCGCAGGACTTGAGCCGGCCAAGCTAGCTACCGGAATACGGAACATCGAGAAATCAGGTCAGGAGATGTTTGCTTTATACCTATCCCACTTGGAGCAAGGGGTTCAGCTAGTCCTAGATCGCTTAGTTAAACTGATTTTCAGAAATATGGACTCCAAAGAGGTGTTCACTTATCTGGAAGGAGACAAGGCTCAAATCGGATCCATTACACCGGAGGATGTTGCTAACCTTGATATGGATGTTCGACTGCTTCTGACACGGTATCGTGGCGAGCAGATCCTACAATCGTCCACCCAAGGGGCTAACTTAGTTCAGCAATTCTACGCATATCCGCCGGTGATTCAGCAGAAGGTAGCAAGCCTTTACATTCAAATGCTAAAAGCCCTTCAAATTGCTGATGCAGAGACGATCATAACCCCCTTAGATCCTTCTCAAGTGCAACAGAATCCTAATGGATAAGAACGAGGCACGGGATCGGTCGATAACAGTAGCTCAGGAAACGATAGCCGACATTAAGGCACTACGGCAAAACCAGCCTTTTCAACGCTACTGGGTAAGGCGACTAGGCGGGATCACGGCAGGACTAGCACAAGGGATCCTAGACGAAGAGAAAGATCAGAATGCGGTTATGATTAACCTAGAGAAGTACCGGCAACTTAAAGCACTGTCTCGCATGATGGATGAGGACGAGGCTTCTGCGATGCGAGTCCTTCAGAACGAGGTAAAAAGATGAGCGACGATATTCGAAGGCTTGAGCAGGATCTTCAAAGACAACAGCAGGAGTTAGAAAAGTCTGCAAGCCTACTCAAGAACAAACAGTCGAAGCTATTTGCTGGAAGCGACGGATCCTTCAAATCACCAAACAAGAGATTTTCGTTTGCTAGAACAGACAGTGCTTTATTGCCACCATTTTCAATTATAACTACAAAGAATGGTATAGGAGTTAGTGCGGGAACGATAAACGGAATACTGCCAACAAACTTATTCAGCTTTGGAACAAGAAACAAAAACTGCACGATTATCTGCGAGGGAAACTCTCAGGATGGTGTTATAAAATCGGCAAGACTAATTACTGGGCCAAAAGACGGGAAACCACAGGAATACGAGATGGGAGCAGTTCCTAACTCAGTATATGCAACTTTAGTTAGGATAGAGAACGGAACCGCATTTAGGACAGTCCAAGGAAGCGTAGAGGCATACCCGATCTTCGTGTCTGGAACGCTTACGTATCCACCTGAATATGCGTTTAGTTGGACTTATACCTCATAATAAAGATTGCTAACTATGGGATACTTAGTTCAATGGCCGATTAGTTGGAGGATCGCAAGGGGCGAGAAAAATCAGGTACAAAATGCCGGAGGAACGATTCGAAACTATAATCGTCAAGGGGAGGGGATGAATAAACTGAGGGCGGAAAACTTTGCCTATAACGTAGGATATGGTGCTGAAGGTGATGCGAATTGGGTCACAGATGTTGCGAATATAAAAGGGGCAAGTATAACAAGTAAAAATAGCGCAACGAGTTCTGAAGGGGGTAACTTTAGGTCACAATACATTGCTGAATACTGGTTCGTAACAGATAAGCGGAATTACGCTGGCACGACGATGGGGCAAGGAAATACTGATGGTGGGGCGACAGTTGAAGTTGGACGAGGGGCAACCAGAATTCTTAATCAGAATCGTGGGGTTGGTCGTGGCAACTCAAGCCCACAAGAATACTGGAAAGCCGACGGCCAAGGGGAATCATTCAACTACAATGGAACATTTGAGACTGAATATAAATCATTTGAATGGCCGAAAGAAGGTTACAAAACTTCATACAAATTCACACAAAGACAAAGATTTACACGCTTTCTGACTCCCAGTGATGGTACAGATTTTAACTACAACATTGTCGTCACGTATTCACAGTCCGAATCAGGATCAGGAACAAACCTTGCTCAAGGCCATTACAGTGGCCCCCCATTCTATTCAACGACCACTCTAACAGACGGATACACCATTGTGGGGTCGAAACTCTCTTTTTCTACCACAACAATGGATACCGTAATCCTAGCTCCACCCATAAGTGCTTGCAAAACAAAACCAGAAAACTTTGTATGGATAGCGGGAGGGTTTCATGAGTTTCAGCCAATCGCTTATGGAGTTGCTGAAGTGCTGATGCGGGAGCAGTTCCTCGAACTTGGAATTAGGGAGAGAGTAAACTTTGCCGAAATTGGACAGGAAACAAGAGAAACTATCGACAATTTAAGTGTAATATCTAGTAGCTACCAAGTATCAAATGTTCCTTTAGTATATTCCCAAGAAAAAGTCGTAAACGGCAATGCGTCAGTCACTAATCTAACCACCCCGACGATCATGGTGACTGGTGCGTGGATAAGGCCAATATCAACAGCAAGAAACACAAAAAACATTTCCTATAATTGGGATGAGGAAGAAGATGAGCAATATCCAATAATATCGACTACGGAAACCACAGTTTACTCTGTTAAATATGTTACTGAATCTCAAATGCTTGGCCTTGCACAAAATAATCCAGTGGTCGGGACGGGGGTATCAACTAATGCCTACGGAAATTATATAAACTCAACTGCGCAATTCTATCCCTTTGGGCCTGATTATTATGGAGGAACTTCTAAAGTAAGGATAAATACGACCCTTGGGGATGAAAGAAGATCGCAAAGTTCAGGGACTACTAAAATTGTAAGCGTAAAACAAGGCGTGTGGACAGCAAGCAGGGCAGTAGGGTTTCTTTCAAGAGAATACGAAACAAGTAAAATTGGTTATTTCTACACTGATCCTGATGGCAGATATTTCAATGCAAAAGGTATTAATACGGTTTTTGATACTGATAATTACCGTTGCTACGATGCAACTTGCATTGACTTTCACCGGTATGCAAATGCCGAAGTCTTTCAGACGGCAACAACCTTTGGAAATGACAGAGTTTCAGTTAAGCGAAAATCTCCAAGAGACGGAAGAAGGTGGACTAGGAGCCTGAATCTTTTGTCATCAAAAGACAATTTCAAGCAGACGGCAACACAGAATGCGGGGGTTCATGGAGTGACGGGCCATCTAATGAATACGGTTTCTCCGTATGGAGATACAGCAACTTATATCTCGCAAGGAATAAAAGAATCAAAGGGCATAGCTAAATATGACAGAACTAAACTAGGTTTGCCCAATTACCAAGGCCCAAACTTCGGTGGAGGCGGAGTCCGTGGCCCCGCACGTAGAAAGGGTAATGCGATTTAGTGAAAACTTGCATAATTCTTCCATGTACAGAATTGTACTCCTACGCAAT